GTTCAGACGTGTGCCTTCCGATCTAGGATAGGGTTATTTAAAAGCTTTTCTTCTTTTAGGAATGTATTTATATCGCTAGTAGTCATTTGTGTTCTATACAAGTGTTCTTTAATGTATAGGCTGTGGCCTAGCGTGTAAACAGATACTAAGGTTGTAGGGTCATTTGTATATCCAAAGTCCATACCGTAGGCTATAAGGCTTGCATCTACTGGTATCTCTGTCGCTTCAATATACTTAAATATAGTACTTCTGCTGGCTGTTCTTTCGCCTAAGCCGTACACCTGCCAATATTGCTCATCTGTATCTTTAAGGCGTTCTATCTCTGCTATAATACTATCCTCTACAAATGGGTTGTCTAGGTATGTGGTCTTAAAAAATGCACAGTCATCTCTAGTTATTACTTTATCGTATATCCAATGGTACTCATCACTAGGGTTAAAATCTAGTATTATTTTATCTTGTGTTCTAAATAGTAGCTGCTGCCAATCTTCAAAGTATAACTCATTGGCTTCATTAATAAACAGTAAATCCCTTTTACGCCCTCTAATCTTTTGTGGCTGGTCAAGGGATATAAACTCTACTAGGTTGCCAAATAAGCTGTATTCTGAATTACTACGATTATGGAAATTTTCACTGTATATATTATGCTCTTTTAATATACCCATAAAATCCCTAAGCACAGTAGCACGTAAGCTAGGAAAGGTTTTTCTGCATACAGTAATTATCTTGCCTGTATTATTAGTGCAGTATTCAAATATAATCCATAGTATGATATTATAGGTTTTGCCGGAACGTGTACCGCCTTGCTCTACAATTATCTTTTTATGGTTGTCTAGTAAATGCTCATAAACAACGTTAGTCTTTATCTTTAGTCCTTCCAATTATTTCTATTTGAAAATTAGTAGTCATACCCTCAGCACCGGTTATTTCTTGGCGTTCTACATAACCCCTGCCCTTGCCTTTTGTCTTTAAATAAAATATAGTAGCTGCTGTAGAGTTATCTGATATTTGTTTATGTAATTGACTTTCTGCAAAGTCTAAAGCTACGTTTTCTATATCCCTTACATCTTTTGCAAAATCCTTATCCTCTTTAAGCCACTTGTAATATGTGCTTCTAGGTGTTTCAGATTTCTTACATGCTGCTGTAACAACCCCTAAGCTTTGCTCTAAGGCTTTTAATAGTGCTTCCTTTTTTATGTGTCTACTTTTGTTCATATTGATAGTATTAAAGTTATAATAAGTCCTACAATAGAAATGCCAAAAACTCTTAAACTGCTTTCGTATTGTTTATCGCTGCGCCCTTGCCTTGACCTATATTGTCTTTGTTTTTTATTTATCATAATTATATAACGTATTTTTTATTAATATTTACACTCCGCAATAACCACTATCACAGTCATTAAAATCATTATCGAATAATTTAATTTGTGTTAAACTGTTTCTAATTTGCTTATAAGTCATTCCGTTTTTAAATGTTCTAACATTATACCCTGTATCTTGTTCAGCATCTATAAACCATTGATATTTATTAGGGTGTTTATCGCTCATGTGTTTTAATAATACTGGCGTTCTATGAAAGCATCCTATACAATTATTCATGTAAGCAAATCTTACAGGTTTATCGTTCCAAAAATTATCTATAGTATCTTTATATATATTATCATTTATTAATGGAAACATGGGTTTTTGCCATTCAATATCAGCCCATTTGTTTTGTGTTTTTCTTTTACCTACTATAGTTTTAAATGTGGAGTTTCCATTTTCATTAGTTTTGCTTAACATTGTTTTTGCCCTACTTCCTTCATTTGCCCTATAACCAATTCTCATTTCTACTATTTTATTTATATTTTTTTTCCACCAATCAAAAATCGGTTTTAATTTCATTTCCGTTGTACAAAACCTAATCGTTGCATTTGGTAAATATGTTTTACCATTTCTGTCAATAACCTCATCAAAAGTTTTACCAGTAACCCAATCAATCTTAGAGCCTATATACTGCTCTAAATCTAACATAGTGTATATAATAGTGTCATCTTCTAAAGTACCAATAAACTCAGTTCCTAATCTATCAGAAACTTCTTGGCGTATTTTAACATCAGGAAACATACAATTATTGTCATCTGTTCTTACTAAAGAAAAAACATTATAGTCTGCCTGATAATTTGCAGCTATGTAGCTTGATGTTTTACCTCCGCTTAAACTGTTTACTGTTTTCATTTTTATTTATTTTGCCAATCCCAGCTATTTTGTATAGCTTTTAATTGCTGCTTAACATATATTAATTTATTATCCGGCACAGTTAAAACCATTCTTACAAGTGGGTTCTGTAGTGTTTTTTGCAGCTTTAAATATTCGCCTTCTAGGCTATTGTATTTATTTTCTAAATAATTAAACCTATCTATCTTATCGTAAGGTATGCGTGATTTAAAAACAAACGTTTTCTCAAACTCCCCTAAGTCTTTGTTATCCCTTTTATATATAGGAAACATTTTTACTAGGTGCATAGCTGATGCGTGGTCCATACTTTTCCCCTGAGAACTAAAAAACGCTGCAATATCCTTCCAGCGCATGTTAAGTTTTTCACGTAACAGGTAACAAACTAAGGCCCTGTTTTCTACATAGGGCCGCTTCCTAGTGTTATCGTATATATTAATCTTTGATAGCTTTTTTATTTTATTACCAATATCTAAAGGTGTTAAATCCTTTGGTTTATTTTCTTCCATCATTCAGTTCTTAATTTTAAAAGGTTGTAGCACTCTATATATCTTTGCTTAGCCTTTCCTTTATATTGTTGTTTAAATAATTCGTATAGTTTTTTAGTGTACTGGTATTTAGTAGCGCATTGTTCAAAATATCTTTCAGCAAAGCGTTTGCCCTTACCCTTAAAGTAATTTACATTGTCTGCTGTATCGCCTACTATCATTTGCTCATAAAAATTGTATAGCGCTTCATCTTCTGTTATATCCAGTATCTCTTTATGCTTATAATGGTAATTGTATATTAAGCAGGGGAACTGTTTATAGTCTTTATCTATACTAACTATCATAACCTCATCTCTGCCTAGCTCTTGGCTTAGTTTATACCAGTACCTAGCTACTAAATCATCTGTTTCAATACCAAAACCATATACACTATCATACTGCTGCTTTACGTAAGCGTGCATCTCATGTAGTAAAGGCGGAAGCTCTTGCTTTTTTCTATTAGCTTTATAGCTGGTGTTTAATATCTTTCTAAAATTACCCTTAGAGCCGTTAAATGTTATAACTTTATCTACGTTATATATATCCTCTAAGTGGTTTATTATAGCCATGTACTGCTCATCAAACTTATTACGTGCATCTACAATATCAGTAAAGTATTTTTCATCATCCATTGTTTCCCTTTTACGGTAACAACTGGCAAAAATTAAACTGTCTGCATCTACTAATAATATCATTTAGCTAATTCTTTATAAACCTTGTAGCCGTTTTCTTGTAAAAACTCTACAGCTTTGTTAATTGCTTTTTCTTTTTCTCTAAAATGCTCAAATATTTGGTTTTCAAAAGCGTGTGGCTTGTGTGGCATATTATATTTCTTTTAATGTGAGGGTGTGGGTTGGCTCTCTTGCTCCGTTGTAGTGGTTAAAAGTTGTACACCTTATAGCTATCCACCTTGATTGTTTTGTACACCCTCTGTTAAATTAATTTTCTTTTTAAATATTCTAAAACTGTTACTTCCCTTACAGTTACTTCTTCTCCTTTTTTTTCTATTTGCTTAATTTTTTCTTTTATCATCTGTGATGTAAGTGGGCCTAACATTCTATCCCAGTAAGCATCAGGGTTTAAAGTTTCGTAATGATGTCTATTAAAATACATTTTTTAGTTTTTTATGTTAAATTTTAAAAAGTTTTTATTATCGCTTTCTTTTAGCTGCACATTAATAATAACATCTGTTATATTAGGGTCTTGCTGGCTATATTCTTCTATAGCTCTTTTTAACTCTATTAATGTAGTTGAAGTTATTTCCATGTTATATAGTAGCAACTTTACATTCATCTAGTTCATAAATACCGTTATCCCCACTAAAGGTAATACTGTCTTTATATACACGTACTTTGCCGCCCTCGTGCATTTCTATATCCCAGTAAATATCGTTATGTTCTTCTTTTAACCATACCCATAGTTTATCCTCTAGGTTTTCATCCATCATATTAACCATTACTAAGTGGCCTTGCCTGCAATTTGATTGAAATAATTTTGTCATTATAATACATTTACGATTAAAGCTCTGTCATCTACAACTAACTTAACTCGGTTGTCTGAAAATAAAGAGTAACACTTTTCATCTAGCCAAGGCATAGATAAAAACATTTTGTAAGCATCTTCAAATTCTTTTTGGTCATCATTAAGCCAAGAAGCATATACACCGTATTCTACTTTTTCAAAATTGTTTTCTAATAATTCTAATAAATTTTCCATTTTTTATTCTGTTTTTAATATTCATTAAATACTGAAATTAGTTAATCGCTACTGCGTAATACAACTGCCATATTTGTTTTCAAGTTCGCCCATAGACTGGGTTACGATTTCATTTCGTTACTAATCTTTCAAATAACTTCTCCACCTCGCTTGGGTATATCTATTCCATAGAGCTTGTTTAACTATCTTTTCCCTAGCACTCCCTAAGGTGCGTACTTACTTTATTTCAGTCGCTATTCAGTAATCAGCTTCGTTTCCAAGTTATGCGCCTTGTCTCCCTATGCGTTTTGCCTAATCTCAGTATATCAATGAACGTATTAATTATACAGCTAATATAACATTAATTTAGTTATAAACAAAAAATTTAATAAGTTTTTTATTTTAAGCCGTTATTCCATATAATATTTAAGTCGCTTATCCACCTATTTATTTCTTTTGGATTACAGGTGCAGGGCTTGTAGAAAGTGTGATTGTGATATCGTGAGTGCAAGTCGCAAACCAAGTTAAATTCGGCTGGCGAGATGACATCGTTTTTTCCCATTCTAAATTGTGTCCAATCTTCATAATCTATTTTTTTAAAATTTACCATCTTTTTATTTTTAAATTGTTAAGCTTTTTTCTGCGCTTATCACAGTTACATTTAGTGCCTTTAAATGCGTGATAGGTTTCTACGATATACTTAATGCCGGTATATTTAGTTATGTAGTAAATAATATCTCCTAGTTTCATATTTTTAATTTATTAATGTTCCAAAATTTGCCCAGCTCATTTAGCACAAAGTTAAAGTCTGTATTACCTTTTCTCATGCGCCATTGGCCTTTGTAATAGTATTTAAAAACCTTACACTCGTGTAGGTGTATAAGTTTGCTGCTATTATACTGTTCATGCGTTACAAACAATACTATAGCTTTTTTAGTATGCCAGCTATCGCATATTCTTTCTAACACTAATTTTTGCCCAGTAGCCATAGCATTATTAATTCTTTTTATTTCTATTAAAATTAATACCTCATTATCAAACTCTAAAACAGCATCAATATCTGTGGGGTGTATAGGGCCG